GACTGGTGTGGCGACCATCGCGTGGACGAGAACAAGGTATGAAGTTCCGCAAAAAACCAGTGATCATCGAGGCCACGCAGTGGTTCAAGATGGGAGACCATCCAAAGGTCTTCATGGGGCAACTCAGCGACAGGCCGCGCATCGACACATTGGAAGGCCCAATGTTCGTCGATGTTGGCGACTGGATCATCACCGGAGTGAAGGGCGAACACTACCCGTGCAAGCCCGACATCTTCGAAGCAACGTATGAAAGGATCGAATGATGGACAGTCTTGGATCACTGCTCATTTTCGCGTGGGTTGTTGCCGCCTGGCTCACCCACGTCATCGTCTGCATCAGCACCAGTAAATGGGTCTTCCTGCTGGCTGGCGCAATCTTTTTTCCCATCGGTTGCGTGCATGGCACCGGTGTTTGGTTTGGAGCATTCTGATGATGGCCAAAGAACCTCGCGCCAGCGAGAGCAATCACTGGTACACGCGCGACGGCGTGCCGCGATACACCGTCATCGGCGCCAACGGCAAGGAGCGCAACACAACCCTGCGTGACGCGCGGAAAGAGAACCTGGTGCCATCAGTCACCACGATTCTCAATGTGGCGTCAAAGCCGGCCCTGATCCAGTGGCTGCAAAAGCAGGTACTGATGGCCGCGCTCACGCTGCCCAGGCGAGACGGCGAGCCCGAGGACGACTACATCGCCCGGATCATGGACGACAGCAAAGAGCAGGGGCGTGCCGCTGCTGACGCTGGCACCGAAATCCACGCCTCGATCCAGTCGTTCTACGAAGGTGTGCCCACCAGCCGCCACGAGGAGCACGTCAAGGCCACTGTGAACGCCCTGGATGGCCATTTCGGCCGCCAGGCATGGATCGCCGAGCGAGCCTTTGCCCATGAGGTTGGGTTCGGCGGCAAGGTCGACCTGCATGCGGCCAACATCGTGGTCGACGTGAAGACCAAGGACTTCACAGACCCCAGCAAAGTCGACGCGTATGAAGATCACCTCATGCAGTTGGCAGCCTACCGTGTTGGCCTTGGCATGCCCTCAGCCCGGTGCGCGAACGTGTTTGTGTCTCGATCGGTCCCAGGACTCGTCAAAATAGCGGAGTGGGATCAGGCGGACCTCGAGCGCGGCTGGAATATGTTCCACGCACTGCTGACGTTCTGGCAGATAAAGAATCAACACAGGTGAATCATGGAACAGATCAAAGCATTCAAGACGTCAGACGGATCGATATTTGATGATCAAATTAAAGCGGAGAAGCATGAGGAGTTTCTCAAGCACTCATGTATCGTGGAAGAATTTCTGGACAGCGACCTCAATCCATATAACGGGCCACAGCGAGTCATCGCTCGCAACTCAATCATCAACTGGCAACTTTGGAAGACAAAAAATGCAACTGAGTGAAGAAACCATCAAGCAAATTTTTTTCCACAGCGACGCGCCCCGCAAGGACGCCATGCTGGCCGACGAAGTCGACATCGTTCAGTTCGCTGAGAAGATCGCCGACTACGTGACCAGGGAGGCCATGCTCAAGGAGCGCAGCGAGTGCATCAAGTTCGTCCGATCGCTGAACAGCACGGTGGCGGATGCGCTCGAGGCCAACCGGCCGCTGATCTTGAGCCGATAAAAAAAGCCCCCCGTGAGGGGGGCTAAGATGGCAACGCAATCACATGTGGTAGCGGCCGTACTCGTCTCGTCTGAGTCCAGAGACGGAGGCGAGCGGCCCGCCGGTCGGCACCCTGGGCTGCTGCGGCCGGCTTTCTTGAGGCTTACGCGACGAGTAGAGGTCGATCAGGAGCTTTGCAGCGCTCCCGCCAATACCCAGGGCCTTCAGGAAAGCGGTCACCGGCGTGGCCGGCGGCAGGGCCGCCATGCCGTTCAGGATGATGTCGATCCCAGAGCTTACCATGCGGCCCTTGTCGCCCTTCTGGTAGGCGTCGACGATGTCGTAGGCACTCAGGCCCAGGCCAAGCCCTGACAGGGCGCCAATTGTCTTTCCTGCGACCTTCTGGGCCGCTATGCCGGCGCGGCCAACCCGGCCAGGCATGGCCTCTTGCGCCTTGCGTGCAGCCTCCTGGGCGGCGGCCTGCCTGTTGGATGCCGCGATCAAGTCCTCGGTGGTGGCGATCTTGGCCTTGCCCATCCCCTTCTCGGCCGACTCTCGCAGCTTGCGGGCACTCTCCACCTCGCTGCGGGCTGCGTCTGCCTGGGCTTGCAGGTCGGAAACCTTCTGGCCAGCCAGGGACCGGGCGGACTCGGAGGTGGCAATTTTTTCCGCAGCCAGCTCCGGCGGCAGGTAAATGTTCCCGGCGGACGGCACGGGCTTGGCTCCGGGCATCATCTTCTGGACCTTGGCCTCTTGCTGGCGCCCCTTGGACATCTCGTCCCAGGCCCCGCCAGGACCCTTGCTCATGTCGACGGCACGGGCGGCATCGATGTCGCTGGCCCCAAAGGCCTTCGCGTAGTTGTAGGCACCACCACCCCCTGCCGGCGGCGGTTCGAGCGCAGCAGCGGCCGATTTGGCCTGCTCCAGCGCCTTCTCGAGGTTGGCCAGGGTCTTTTGTTTGGCCGCAAGATCGCCCTCAGCCTTGGCCAACAGCTCGGCTGCCGACGATCCGCGCGTCTGGGCGGCGCTGGCGGCCGTCTGGAGGTTGACCTTGGCGTCAGCCAGGGCGTCCCTGGCACGCTGTGCACGCTCCTCGAGCATGTTGATCTTCATGCTGCCAGCGGTGCCAGCCATTGCGCCTGCAACGGCGCCAACACCGCCCGCGATGGCGCGATCCTCGTTGCTCAGAATGTCGCCGGCAGCGGTGGCCATGCGCTCGCCCAGGCCGGCAGGCTTGCGGGCGGTCGGCTTCTCCGGCTCGATGTCGCCGATCTGCGGCACTTCGCCAAATGCGTTGCCGGATGGCTCGCGCGGCTCCTCTGACCCCTGCTGCGGAGCTCTTCCGGCGGGGGCTTCGAATTGATCTATCTGGGGCACATCGCCGAAGGCGTTGGTGTTCAGCGATGCCATGCCAAGCGGCCGGGCCTGGTTGACGTTCTGGAGGTACTTCTTGGTCTCTTCAGGTAAGACGCTCAGGTCCTCGTTGCCCTCGACAAACTGCATCGCGATCGATGGCCGGGCGTTGTACGCAACCAGGGCCGCACGCTCGTTGCCGCCGAATCGCTTCAGGTTTTCGCGAAGCAGACGGATGCCTGCACGGATGTTGGTCTTGACGTCGTGCAGCTCGTGCGGGTCCAGGCCAAGGCCGGAGGCGTTGGACTCCATGATCTGCATGGGACCAATTGCGTGGCCAAACCTCGTTTTGGGACCGATCACATTCGGCTGGAATCGACTCTCCTGCCAGCCCACTGCAAGAGCCAGCTCGGGGTCGATGTTCATGTTTCGGGCTTCTTCGGCAATGGCTTGAGCCACCGCCTTCTGCTCACCTGTCAGGTTTCCAAAATCCATGACAATGCCTCTCAGCGACGAATTTGTGACTCAAGGGGGCCAGGTGCCCCAGGCCGGGCTTCGCGACGGCCAAAGGCCTGTTTGTACAAGCCCTCTGCATACTTCTCGCGATCGTCTTTGAGCTTGCGCAACTCCTCGCTGCTCTCAAAGTCTCGAGCAAACTTGTTCGGGTTCTTCTCGGCCCAGCGGTCGTAGAGCTGCTTGCGCTTCTCGTTGAACATCGCCTCGAGCTTGGTCATCTCCGCAAGCAGGATGTAAGCCGTGGGGTTCAGGTGCGGGTTGGGTCCAAGGCGGTTCAGCATCTCCTGCTCGAAGTTACTGATGGAGCCGCTGCCCTTGAGCAGAGCACGGGACTCAAGCGCAAACTGGCCAGCGTCTCGCAGCAGACTCTGATACGCCGCAATCTGTCTTTCGGTGACGGGCGATCCATCCTCGTTCTTGAGGTTGAGCAACTTGAACTCTTCGATGCCAGGCACTTCGATCGTGTTGCCCATGATGCGAACACCCTTGGCAATCAGGTTTGCAAACGCACTGCCAGGCTGTTGCAAGAGGCCAAACACTTTTTTGTATTCAGGGTCTTTGGCCAGAGCAATACCTCGCTCAGACATACCTTTGATCTTCGAAGCCTGGGCCGCTTGAGTCGTGTATTGATTGACTCGCTCGGCTTCATCTTTGACAGCAGCAGTATCTCGCTCGCCTTGCACTCTCGCCGCGCGCTCACGCTCCTCCGGCGTTTTCATCTCGGGAGCGGCTCCTGCGCCAGGCGCTGCCGCTGCCCCGCCCGCCGGAGCTCCGCCTGCCGGTGCGCCAGCGCTTCGAATCCAGCCTTGACGCGCATAGTACTGGGCCAGCTCTCGGTCTTGCTGGTCCTGCGGCAGGTTCTTTTCGATGATCGCCTCGACGGCCCTGCGCTGCTTCTCTGTGATCGTCTTCTTGCCAATGATTGGCAAGTCATACTCCTCGGGCTTCTTGTCAAATTTGACAACCCAAGAGTTGGTCGCGCTGTTGTAGATACCCTCGGTGGTCTCGATCAGGCTCTTGCGCTCGGTCTCAGAGAGCTTGTTCAAGAACTCGCCGAGGTCTTTGTCGACCATGCCCAGACGATAGATGTCGTCCACGGTGATGCGTCGAGCCGGCTCGCCACTGATCTGGGGTTGACCGCCAGGAATGCCGGGGCGAGCTTGCTGCTGACCTGCGCCGCCAGGCTGCCCAGGACGCTGCCCCAAGAATCCTTTGGACGAACCAAACCCGGCCAACAGGCCGAGCTTGTTCTCCATCATGCTGCGCTCGTATTCCTTCTGCGCGAGATCGAGTTTCTTCTGCTCGACCTCGGCACCACGCGCGGCTTCTTTTTGATACTCGTCCAAAAGCCCGCCCGCCACATTGCTCAGGCCCTCAGAGAATGACCCGGTTCTTGTTGGGCGCCCAGCTTCTTGAGCGATGCGCATCATGATCGGATCAAACGGCAAAGAGGAGCGCTTCTCCAGGCTTTGACGCAGTCGCTCGATCTGCGAGTCAAGAGTCGCTCGACTCTTGCGCATGTTCTCCATGTAGGCTTGAATGGGATCGGCCTGCTGAGGAGCCGCTTGCTGTTGCGGCTCTTCTTGGACTTCCTCGGCTTGAGCGACTTGTTGGAGAGGACTTGGCATATCAACCCACCTGATTTCCGAAGTTGTCATAAACATAGCCATCATCACCAAGGATGAGGCTGCCATCGCCCATTTCGCTGTCGTCTGGGCTTTCGATCACGCCACCTTCGGCCTTGCCGAGCGTGCTGGTGTTGGAGCCGCCACTGGTTGCGTTGAAGATGCCCGCAAGTTGAGAAGGGTCTCCGCCGTTCATGACGGACTGAATCACGGCAGCAAGTTGCGTGAGCTGCATCAACGGGCTGTTCGTGAAGTTGCCAGCCTGCCCAGGCTGAATTGATTGTCTCACTGTACCGGTTGGGATTTGCTGCCCGCCAAGCAACCCAGAGTAGAACTTGGCCTGCTGCATGGGGTAGTCAAGTTCGGTCTGGGCTTGCTTCTGCTGAAGAGAGCCAAGATTGGACAACGTCGTCAGCGCACCCGTGCCGACGTTCTGCTGGGTTTGGCCAAGCTGAGTCAGACCTTGGCCAGCCGTGATGCCTCGATTCAAGTCCGTCTGGGCGTTTTGAATGGCCTGCTGGTACTCATCCCCCAGCACTTTCATTTGGCGGCCATACAGGTCGGTGGAGATGTCTCGCAGCGCCTGGCCAGTGATGTTGGCCTGACGCTGAGAGCCAAAGTTTCCACTGGAAATTGCGCCGGCCTGGATGCCGGGCAACACGGTCTCCCTGACGCCTCGCTCTACAAGGCGACCCATCTCATCAGTGATGTACTTGTTGAATGGGTTCATGTACGCACTGGCGATCGCCGGCGCGCCCGTGTAGCCCGCCTGGGTCAGCATGTCCTGCGCGGTGCCAAGTGAACCAGCGCCAGCGAAAGAGGTCTCGGGCGCCATGTTGAGCGCCTGCTGCTGCAGCGGGCTCAGGCCGGCCACGCCGCCCTGCATGACGGCGTTCTGACCAAGGTTGGTGACGTCCTGGAGGTAGTTGCTGTAAAACTCTGGGACAGTTGTCTGAGTCTGCTCGCCACTGATGGTTGCAGGAAGCGCGGCGCCTTGGAGTAGATCAGCCATTTTTGGCCTCCTTCAGGTACGTCAGGGGTGACTTGGATTTGGGTGGAATTTTATTCAGCGGAGCCGACCGCTTGTGCTTGCGAACCTGCTCGCGGAACTTGTCCAGTAACTCGGCTCCGGCCTTTGTGGAGCCGTTGCCAAGCATTGACACCAGCTCGGCGTCGATCACGTACTCGCCGTCAGCCAGCATGGCCGGAATGTCATCAGACTGGCCGTCGCCGGCGCCGGTGACTCGAGAGCCTTCTCGGTAGTCGTGCCGACCTTGGACCACAGGCACGCCAGATTCCGGGTGCACAGCGCGGGTCAATCCGCCGCGCTTGCGCTCGATACCCAGGTTCTGGTACGGGTCCACAGGCGCACCGTAGGTGTAGTGCGTGAGGCCGCCGCTGGCCATGCCAGGCATCTTCATCGGCTGAGGCAGGGCGGGAGCGGGAGACGACTCGTATTGCTTGGAGTACCCGGGCACACCCAGGGCGGCATTCGTGGCGACCTGCTGCTGCGGCGCCATGGCTGTGGCCTCGCCAAGGGAGACCGTGCGAGCCGGACCCATTCCAAACGGAGTCGTGCGCGGAGCGATTTGCCCCACCTTGCTCATGTCGACACCCTTGTAGCTCTTGTCTGTGCCGCCACCCAAAACCTGCGACAGCAAGCCCGCCGTTACACCGCCCTGAATGATCGGGTTCTTGAGCAAAGTTCCGATTGAAGACAGCGGTCCCTTGCCAGCGGTGAATGCTTTTGAGATGTCCTCGCCAAGACGAGACAGAGAGAATGCATCGGGGACAACTTGATTGTTTTTGTCGTAGGTCGTCTTTTGGCCGCTGCGAGTGATCTCTTGCCTTGTGCCGTCTGGGTTGTAGACGGTTCTGACGATGTCAGTCGGCATGGCAAACTGCGCGGCAGCCTCGGGATCATCGCCGTTGAGGGCGGCCTCGCGAGCGTCATCCGTGATGTCGTAGCCGTTGGGGTCTGTGACCTTGACAATCTTTCCTTCGGTGTCGCGATAAATGTTGATCCCGTCAGGCGTTGTCTCTACGGTGCGGCCTTGGGCGTCAACAGCCCCGTCCCCGGCCCCGCCGCTGATGGTGCCGGTGCTGACCATGTCGCCAAATTCTCCGGCGTCACCGTAGTCTGCGGCATTCTCATAGTCGCCACCGCCCTCGTATTCGCTGGTGACGCCATAGTCACCAACGTCAGGCATGTCAGTGCTGCGAGCCTCCATTGCGACAGGCTCGTAGTCAGACGAGTAATCAATCCCGCTTGAATCAATCTCGCCAGCGTCAACCAGGCTGCCATCCTCGAAACGAGGCAATCCATATTTCTTTTTCACTTTTGCAGTTCCCCCGTTTTTGAGGTGAGCCAAACCACCTTTTTTGCCAAAAAAATCACCCCAGTCGATCGAGTCCTCTGACTCTCCAGAATCAAAAGAGCCAAAGTCGAAGTCGTCATAGGAAGGGATGAAGCTGCCAAAGTCGATTTCATCAAAAGACGGCAGTTCGAAATAATCGCCAAGATCAGACAACGAAAGATCGCTGAAGTCAGGCAGATCAAATTCGCCAAAGTCAAATTGACTTGTGTCGAAATCGGGGATCAGGTCTGCGTACTCTCCGATGTTGATGTCGGGCAAAGACTCGACAAAGCTGCTGATGTCTTCGTCAGAAGAAAAGTCAGGCAGGTTTACACCGTACTCATTGAACGCGGACTCAAAATCAGACGTGACGTCTGTCAGCGATCCATCTGAGAGCTCGTACACATTGCCCGAGGTCTTGTCGTAGAAGAAATTGTCGCCAAGATCGACGACATCAGGCTCAATGCCAAGATCGTTCGCAAGAGCAGTGTTGACGTCATCAACAGTTGCATCTGACTCTGCGTATTCGCCTTGCTGTCCCTCATCAGAGGCGACCTCTTCCGTCAGGTCCGGCTGCTCTTCTTCCGCAACAGTTGTGTCAGTCGGGTAATTGTTGAGATCATCAAACTCGCCAACCTCATCAGTTTGGTCTTGCAAATCCGTCTCATCCGTCTGCCCGATCTGATCTGTCTGATCGGTCTCTTCGGGCTGCTCTTCGCCCTGCTGGTCTGATGGCTCACCTCCTGCAACTCCTCCGCTCGTGGGCGCTTTTGTTGAAAGATTCTTTTGGGCTGCTGCTTTCAGTATTTGATTCAAAACAGACGCCGGCATTTTGGGCTTTTGCGCCCCAGGCTGGCTGGTTGGCTTTGACGTCAAAACCTCTTTCAGCTTGTTGAGCGCCATCGCGACGCCCGCCGATGCGGCGGCTGAGGGCGCCGACGACGCAGGCTTTTGTGCGGCAGGGGCACGGCCGCTCGAGCTAGAGCCGCCAGTCACCGCGTTGGCCACCTTGTCGACGATGCTGTCGCTCTTGCCACCAAGGATTTGATTCGCCACGTCCTTCGGCGACGATTCGCTCAAGCCGCCAAAAATAGCGGCCGCAGCCGCACCAAGGGCCGCTGCAGTTTTGGGGTCAAGGTTGGAACCCGATCCGGCCGGGTTGTATCCGGCGAGCATGTTGTACCCGGCACCGCTTCCTGGCGAGCGAATCGGGGACGCTGATGCCGCCGATGTGTTGGCCACGCTGGGCTGCTTGTATGCTGCGCGAGGAGCAACATCGGTCACCGCTTGCAGCGGGGATAAAAACAGCTTTCCTCGAGGAGTGGTGAAAGTGTTTGGTGGCATGCTGTCCTCTTACGTTGTCTTGCCCAAACCGAGAGCCTGGTTGAGCAGAGCGGTCTGGTATTGAGGCGTCGAATAAATCGACTGGTTTGCGGTTTGGTTTGCGGTTGGCTGCGCGGCCGCATACTGTGCCCAGCCCGTGTATGCACTTGGGTTGGAAAGAACGACGGGGGCGGGCTTGAACACGTTGGTTCCAGTGGATGTTCCTGTAGCCGGTATTTTCGTCGCACCGGTAACAGTTGCCAAGGGACTGGTGGTTGTGGTTGTGGCCGGCTTCCCGGCAATCGTGTTTAGGACGGACGTGACCGCCGGCTTCACCGTGGTAGTCGGCGCCGGGGTGACAGCAGGCTTGGCCGCCGTCGCCTGGGCCAACGCACTCAATGGCGAGGTCGTCGGGGTCGTTGGGGCCGTCGGGGTCGTCGGGGTCGTCGGGGTAGTCGGCTTTGCAACCGGAGTCACCGGTCTCGTGCCCAGATAGCTCAAAACAGACGCCACGGCCGGTTTTGTCGGCGCCGTGGGCGTGGCTGGGGCTGTCGGCGTCGTCGGCTTCGTGGGGGTTGTCGGCGTCGTCGGAGTTGTGGGCTTCGTCGGCGTGGTCGGGGTCGTTGGCGTGGTGGGCGTTGTCGGCACGGTCGGCTTGACAGGGGTCGTGGGCGTCGTGGCCGGCTTTGTGCCAGAGAGAGCATCTGCCGCCTTTTGCGCGGCCGCCTTGGTGCTGAGGTAAGTGTTGTAGGACGACGGCGTGACGTAGCCCAGAGCCTTGGCGGCCTGCTGGGTCGCATAGTCGGTGAACCCGGCCTGCTTGGCGTAGAACTCCGTGGCCGGCGCCGTCCCGGCCGCAGCCATATCGGCGGGGCTCTTGAACCCAGCCATCTTTGCCTGCTGCGCAGCATAGTAGTCCGCCGCGTTGGTCTGGCCAGCCGCCTTTTGATCGGCATAGCTCATAAAGCCAGACTGCTGGGCATAGAAGTCCTGGGGGTTCAGCCCGTCGGCGGCAGTCATGTCTGCGGCATTCTTGAAGCCCGAGCGAGCTGCATAGAAGTCCGGCGCCGACGTGCCTTTGGCCGCCAGGTAATCGTTGGTGTTCAAGAAGCCCTTGGAGTAGGCCTCCTGCTGCGCGTAATACTGCTCCGCAGGGACGCCGTTTGCAGCAGCCTTGTCGACGGCAGTCTTGAAGCCCTGAGCCTGGGCCTCCTTGTCTCGGTAGAACTCCGTGGCGGACTTGCCCTTTGCGGCGATCATGTCCTGGTAATTGTCGAAGCCCAAAGCCGCCGAGTTCTGGGAACCGTAATACTCGTCTGCCGTCTTGCCGCCAGCAGCCTGCATGTCTGCATAGCTCCTGAAGTTTTTGGACGCTGCCAGCTTTTCATTGTTGTAAGTGGTGGCGTCTTGACCCAATGCGTTTGCAGCTCGCATGTCAGCAAAGGTTTTGAAGCCCTGTTGAGCTGCAGCCTTCTCGTTGTAGAAGTCGTAGGACGACATGTCCCCTGCGGCAATCTTGTCTTGCGCACTGTTGAAGCCGGCAATCTTTGCCTGGTAGTCAGCAGCGGTGTATGCGCCGATGCTTTTTGCCTTCTGTTGCTCGGCGTAATCGGTGAAGCCTTCAAGCTGAGCGTTTCTGTTGTTGTAGAAGGTTGTTGCATCAAGACCTTTTGCAGCCTGCTGATCCGCTGACGAATTGAAGCCTGCCTGCTTGGCGTAGAACTCGGCAGACGTTGCGCCCTTTGCGGACTTTTGATCGGCGGCGTTCTTGAAGCCAAGAGCTTGCGCAGCAACCTCTGCTCGGTACTGAGCCGGCGTCATGCCCTTTGCTGCGGCCTGCTCTGCTGCGTTTGCATAGCCAGCCTTCACGGCGTAGTAGTCATCAGCGCCAAGGCCTCGATTTTTTGCGGCGGCCATGTCAGATGCGGTCTTGAACCCAGACGCTTTTGCAGCCTTCTGATAGTAGAAGTCAGTCGGGTTCAAAGAGCCCGCCTCTTGCTGGTCTTCATACGTCATGAATCCAGCCTTCTTGGCGTAATAGTTCGGCGCCGTCGTGTTGGTCTTCAGAGCCTCCTTGAAGTCTGCAATGGCCTGATCTGGGGTGCCCTTGAAGCCATCATCGGCGGCATCTTTGTAGACGCCGTAGTATTCCGCCGCGTTGGCATAGCCCCTTATCTTTGCGACATCGTTGGTCATGCCCAATGACGATGCAGCCTTTTGATCCGACGCAGAGTTGAATCCAGCAAGTTGAGCGTAGTACTCCTGCGCAGGCAGGCCTTGCGCCTTGACGTAATCGGTCACATTGTTGAACCCGCCGTCCTTGGCCGCCTTTGCTGTGTAGTACGTGTTTGCATCCTGATTGGCAGCAGCAGCAAGAGCTTGATCGCCCGCGTTTTTGAACCCGGCTTGGGTTGCGCGATAGTCTGCGGCACTCAAGTCGCCAGCAGCAGCTCGCTCTGCTGCATCCTTGTACCCAAGGGACCGAGCGGTTTTTTCTGCGTAGTAGGTGTCCGCAGGTTGGTTGCCTGCTTCTTTTTGCTCTGACGCGTTTCTAAATCCGGCTTTGGTGGCGTAGTAGTCTTCGGTGTTTAGATTTTTTGCTTTTGCATCAGCATAGTCCGCAGCGGAGACAAATCCGGCATTTTTTGCAACTTCTCCATAGTACTGGTCTGGAGTTTTGTTGCCGGCAAGAGATCGGTCAACAGCATTGGCAAACCCCAACTTCTGAGAGTAGTAGTCAAGAGCACCAACGCCTTTTCTGACGGCGTCAAGGTAATCTTCTGCCGACATGAATCCCTTATCAGCAAAGGCTGCAGTATTTTTTTCAGCATTGAATTGCGCGGCAGTCTTACCTTGATTGGTAGCGTCAACTTGATCTTGAATGTTGGAAAATCCAGCTTTAGTTGCAGTAGCAATTTGATCACCAACTCTGGGTTTTTTAGTTGTTGCATAGTAGCTTGCTGCATCACCGGTATATTTACGCTGCCAAGTTCCCTCATTTACCCACCCATACCTGCTTTGAACCCGCTTGTAAACAATTTCTCCTGCGGTTGTGGCATCAACAAAATCTGAGTAGTTGCTGAACCCATTAGCGGCAGCAACTTTATAATTATTCAACTCTGTAGGGGTGTTTGCTTTAATCAAGCCTTGTGCGAGTAATGCGGCGCCGTTTTTGTAGTCATCAATTGAGTTATAGCCGGCATCGTAAACTGGCTTGTTGTTGTAGTACTCCACGGGACTATTCTGAAGCCCCTTTGTCTTTGCAGCGTTGTAATCCGCTGCGTTTTTGAATCCCCTTCTAGATGCATAGAAATCTGCGGCAGGAACATTTCCGGCAGCTTTCATATCAGAATCGCTGTCAAAGCCCTTGAGCGAAGCGTAGTAGTCAGGCGCAGTCTTCCCCTTTGCTGCAACGTAATCTGCCGCAGTTGCAAAGCCCTGCTTCTTCGCATAAAAATCATTTGCCGGCTGACCTGCGGCTTCCTTCATGTCGGCTACGGTTTTGAAGCCAAGCTGTTGAACGTAGAAGTCATCAGGGGCTCTGCCCGCTGCCGCCTTTTGATCGGCGGCATTCTTGAAGCCCGCCTGTTGGGCGTAATACTCGGCGGCCGATGTCACGCCTTTTGCTGCGCCAGCCGCTTGATCCGATGCGTTCTTCCATCCAGCCCTGGAAGCATAGTAGTCCTTGGCGTCAGAAATGCCCTTTGCTGCTGCGTCAGCGGCATCATTCCCGTTCGTGAAGCCCTTTTGCTTGGCGTAGTAATCAACAGCCTTGGCGCCCTTGGCATCAACAAAATCGCCGTATGTCTTAAAGCCGGCATCGGTGGCTCTTTTGTTGTTGTAAAAGTCGGTTGCACTGGTGCCGGTTTCTTGCGCCTTTTTCCAATCTTCGGCTCTGGTAAATCCAGCTTTCCTGGCGTAGTACAGATCAGCCTCGGTGCCCTTTGCAGCCGCATAGTCGGCGGCATTTTGGAACCCGGCGGCCTTTGCCGTTTTGTCGGCATAGTAGGCCGTCGAGTTCATGTTCAATGCCTTGGCAGCATTCTGATCGTCGACGTTGGTAAAGCCCTCCTGCTTGGCGTAGAAGTCAGGAGCGGCAGCGCCTTTTGCTGCCGTCATGTCTGCGAACGTCTTGAAGCCAGCGTCGACCGCTCTCTTTTCGTCCGCAGCCTTCTGAGTTTCGGCTTCCGTTTTTGCCTGCGTGACAATCTTGTCGACTGCGGTTTTCTGGAGATCAAGAGCAGATGTCTTCAACGCACCTTCGTATTTGACGACTGCTTCAGAAATTTTGTTGATGATGTCTCGCTGCTTTTGGTTCAGCAGGTTGACCTGGTTGACAGAAAGATTGATGTCTTTGTACAGACCGTCGTAGGTTGCCTGCGCATCCTTGAAGGCTTGAGCCTTTGTCTTGAAGGTGTCAACGGTGGTTTTGTACGCAGTGTCCGCCTCTTCAGACTTCTTCTTCAGCTCGTTTGTCTTTGCAAGCAACTCATCAGCAGACCAATACTTCGGCTGTCCGTTCTCGTCCAGGGGCATCGTCTTCATGATCGCCGCATAACGAGCGGGATCATTCTTTTGAAGCGAAGGAAGAATGTTCTTGACGATGTTCTCGTAGCCGGCAGCGGCATCTCCGTTGCCGTAGCTCTGAGCAAGCCTCTGCGTTTGGCCAGTGAGGTCGGCCATCTTGATGTAGTCATTGCGGGTCTTCATTGCCTCAGACAATTTTTGCTGGGCATCAGTCTGCAATGTCTTGATTTCTTTGATGGCGTTTGGATCGCCCAAAACGCTGTTGGCGTAGAACTGGGACGCCTTCAGTTTTGCGTCGTTTGCCTGGGCATATGCAGCGTTCAGCAGCGACTGGTTGTTGATCTGCTGACCGGTCAGGTTCTCAATCGTGTTGCCAATCGCAACGGCCGCAGCAGAAGAGGAAATTGCCTCGCTCAGTGGCTTGCCCTGAAGAACTTGCTTCAGGGTTTGGTCTGCAACTTCTCCAAGATAGTTGTCGTCCTTCAGGGACACGCCAGCAGAAGTCAGGGCGCTCTTGAGAGAGCCAACCATGGCCCCCTTTGCTCCAGCCTCAAGGATGTCCTGAAACGATCCGCCCTTCAATGCAGCCATGGCGGCTTCTGGCGTTGCGCTGCTGACGACCGAAGACACCAGGTCTTTTGCGGCCCTGTCAAGGCCAGACATCAGGTCGGACTTGGACAGAGCGCCAGATACACCGCTTGACACCGCGCTTGCAAGATACTGGGTCGCGGCAGCAAGTGCAATTTGCTTGATGTCGCCGCCATTCAATGCGCTCACAGCGGCGTTGGCAAGAACAGGCGGAACACCCAGAGAGATCAGAGCCAAAGTCTCAAGGACCGGCAGCGGATTCTTCGCAATGTTTTGCGCAACACTTCCAATCGTGCTGAACGTGTCGGCCACAAAACCTTTCGCCGCACCCAAAATTCCGCCGCTGCCGAGCAGACTGTCATCACCGCCAAAAACGGTGTCCCAAACAGCTCCGCCAATTTTGCCGAGAATCATTGCTCACCCCCGCGAGACAAGTCGATCGCACCGGAGTACATCCATTTGCCGTTTTCTTGCTTTCTCTGATACTCAACAGGGTAGCCAGCCTCTTGCGCGGCAATCAACTCCTGGCGCTGGTCAGTGATCATCGCCACGTATTGATAGCCTGCCTTCTTGAGAGATTCCATGTAATTTCCCATGTGCTCAGGGAGATTTTCCGGCCTGTCCGCATCAAACAGCCAGACCATGGCCACGCCAGGTTTTGCGATGTGCACCCACAACAGAGTGTTTCCGTCTCGGAGCATGCGGTAGTCTTTTGACTCGAGCGTCTTCGCCACAGTGGCATAGGCCTGCTGCCAGGTCATGCCCAGGCGCTTCGGCATCGAAGACCGCTTGAAGATGTCCTGATCCTTCATCTTGCTCATGCGAAATTGCCCTTTGGGTTAACGGCCAGCACGACAGCTTGAGCCCATTCCCGCCAATCAGAATATCCATCCGTGTTGGGGATGGCCTCGTTTGTGAACACGTCGATCGCCTTCAGGCCATTGCCCCAGTCCCTCCACTCTTCCTCGCTGCGGGCAACCATCAGGTTTTGCGCGGCATACTGCTCGCACATCAGGTCTGCCCACTCCACAAAGGTGTAGATTCGAGGATCGTACTGAATCGCGATGCCGTAATCAGTATCCACGGCGATCTCCAACGTCTGCGTTGACCAAAATCCTGCCGCACTGATACGTGCCACCCTGCTCGTTGCTCTTGAACTTGAGGCGCAGCTCTCGACCCTGCTCTCGCATATCAACCTTATGCGTGCCTGGCTCGAAGGGGTATGGTTGCGAGACGACATCGTCTGCCTGGGCATACGGACGGCTGATGACCTCAATGGTCATGGTGCCCTCTTGAATGAAATCCGGCTCGATGCGATCGATCAGCAGCCAGTTGTTCATGCCCACCATGGCCGGCTCTGAGGGGCCGCCAGACACCAGGCCAAGGTCGTTGGTCACAAAGTAGCTTTCAATCGCCTCAGCGAGCGTTCCTGACACCTTGTCGGTGCCAGTCTCATGCTGCCAGAACTGGGTGAAGTTCATCAGGGTGTCGATGCGCATGAAGAAGTTGGTCCCGCCAGCGATGGCCATGGTCAACTGATCTCCGACTTGGTAACCCTCGCCACGGTTTTGGATCGTCACAGACGTCACTTGACCACCGGACACAATGAACTTTGCTGTTGCGCCAGTTCCCGCCCCGCCGAGGAGCGGCTCGAAGTTGTACGTGCCGTCCGTGTATCCGTTTCCTGCGGTCACGATCGTTGTTTTGTCAACGCCTCCATCAGAAACTGTCTCAGACGATGCGGCAACGGGAAATTGGTACACCTGGGAGAAATATCCAGCACAGCGACGAGCTCCATCAGCCTCGCCAGCGTCGTACCAAACTTGCTCGCGCACGTTGTAGATGATGGCGTCTGTGCATTCGGTAGCCGTCCCCTTGGGGTAGTACCACCAGATTTCGCCAAAGCGAGGAATCTTCTGCGCCCAAACCTTTTGACGCTGTGCGTAATTCAGGTTGTCGAAAAAGTAGTTCTGGTTAAAGCCGTTCGGAATCTCTTTGACGGTACCGCCGTACATCAAGAATCGGTCAACGCCGATCCAGTAGTAGATGCCGTCATACTCGATCACGCACTGGCTCGACAAGATCGATGTCTGGCTCGAGATGATGTCGTATCGCCAGTAGAACGTGTTGGAGCCGGCGCCTGTCGACACGGTGGTTGGCGCATAGCTCACGCGAATGAGGCTATCAAGGCTCCAAAACAGACCAGAAGGCGCGTTTGAGCCGCCCCGCACAGGCAGACCCTTGACGATCTTCGTTGACGACACGTTGGCCTCGTTTGAGGTCGGCGAGACCCAGTCCAGGACGTTGTTGGGTCCGGTGTTCCTGATCAAGCCGTTGTCACCATACACAAACAGGTACGGGTGAAGCATGACGCAGCCACCAGAGACATCGACATTGTTGTCGAAGGTGAACGTGATCCCGGATGCCGTGCCGGTTGCGGTGTTCGAGATGACAACCGCAGTGCCACTGACGGAGACAACAGTGGTGTTGGGCGGGATGTTTGTGCCCGTAACAGTTTGCCCAGCACCGACCAGGTCATTGGTGGCTGTGAGCGTAATTGTTGTGGTGGCGTTCGTTGATCCAGTGGCCGTGAACACGCCAACTTTCGACAGACTCGAACCGTTGATGTCGCCGTACAAAACCGGGGACTCAATTGAGTTGTCGATGTCCACCAAGTTTTTTCCAGGGTGGGCAATCAGGTTTGCCTGGCCAGTTCCAAACGCGTCGTACTGCGCGTCAAACTGCCACAAGTTGAGGTCACTCGGGGTGAAGTTGCTCAGTGTGAAATCGGTTATGCCGGTGCCGGAGCCAAGGCCTGTAATGGGTAGAACCTGGACGCCAGATGAATAGCCGTTGTAGACGTTGGAATAGTTGTCCCGGGGGTCAACGTAGATGCCTCGAGACGGGCCTGCCAAAAACTGCGTGAACAAGCGAAAACCGCCCATCTTGCGAGGGCGGCCTCGTTGGAACCTGACCCAACGACCGTCGCTGTAAGACTGTCGATCAAAAACAGTTCCGTCGCGCTGTATGCCAGGCTTTGTGTCGAGGGCAAATACTTTTTCCGTCATCAGAATGTACCGCCAGAGATGCCTTGAGGAAAGGCTGCTTGACCGTTGTACGTCAGATTGGTTGCGGTCAGCAAGAAGGCCTGCGTGCCCAAGATGGAAACAGCCCACTGACCGGTGCCGGGACGATAAATGCCGGTGCTTGGCTCGCTAGCAAAGGCAAGGGCAGGGTTTGCAGCGGAGCCGTCAACGGTCAAGAACGTGCTTGCGCCAGCCTGTGTCGTGTTGGCGTTGTAGAAGTTCGTGCCGTCGCAATAGACGGTGGCCTGGCCGTTGGCCGGGATCGTGGCCGTGAAGCCCAGTCCGGTGCTCACAACCAAGTTGTACGGGCCGGCCGAGGTCTTGTTGCTGATCACGTAGAAGTTGACCACCGGCGGGAAGATCACCGTCACGTTGCCGACCAGTGTGCCGATGTAGGTCTGGATCGTGTTGGAGGCCTCATCGACGGTCAGGTTGACGGTGCCCGTCGAGACCGATTTTGTCAGCGCCGTGAAAGAAAACTGCGTGCTCTGACCAAAGCCAACGGTGAAGAAAGACGATCCTGTACAGACCACAAAGGCGGAGTCGCCAGGGTTGAAGATTTTGGTCAGGCCCGTATCGATGTACTCGCTGGTCGTGGTTTGAACCGTCAGCGATCCGTTGCCGTTGTTCTTGATGAGAACGAACCAGTTCTCACCCAGGGACGACGCCAGGGGCAGTGTGGCGGTGCCGGCGCCACCGGTCCAGACGTAGGCAATCGCGCGGTCGGTCGTGGCGAACGTGGAGGCGTCAATCAGCGGCTCGACGTTGTATGCCTGGTTGAGCTTGTTTGCAAGGGCCAGGAGGCCGTTTCCGGCCAGGGCAGAGGCATCGGCACCCGATGTGCCAGTGCCGAACGTGAAGATGGCCCAGACGCCCGCAGAGGTCGAGTTGTTGGTCAGGTAGATGTACTTGGCCTGGCCAGCAGCAATCGTCCCAATCGTGCCGCCACCAGCATCCTTGACGGTGAAGGTCTCGGAGCCCACGTTGCGCACCAAGGCGTCCGTGCCGACCGATGTCTGGTTGGCGGGCGGCATGATCAGGCTCAGACCGGCGGTCGACGCCGTCACGTCCATGATGCGGGCTGCGGCCGTTTGCCCATTGGAGCCGTTGACGGGCCAAATCAGCGTCAAGTCGGCTGCAAGCGTCAGCGACTCATAGCTGACATCGGTCGGCTGAATTACGTCGCCAGAGAAGGGATTGAGGAATGAAGTCATGAATCTACCGCCACAGCTTGTCTATCGCCAACGAGGGTCATGTTTTCAGCCTTGAGGGCATCCAACGCCATTTTGTACTGGGTCTGGATGGTCTGAATGCGCGCGTCATTCTTCAGCCAGGGCATCGCTTGAGTCAGCGCGCCGTACAAGAGCGCCTGGGGCGCGTTGATTGTGAACCAGTTGGTCTGGTTGCTTGAGTCGAGCGGCTGGACGCGCTCGTAGTACAGCACCTCGAAGGCGTAGTTGGCGTCCGGCGTCGGGGCAACCAGCCAATGGAAGGCGTCATAGTCGGTGTAGTACAGCGGCAGGTCGGTCTGGTTGGCGTCCGGCCAGTACTCGCGCAGATACTCATAGCGGCGCAGCAACACAGGCTGTCTCTCGCCATTCGCTTTCGTGACGTTAACCGAAACGGTTTTGCGCCAGCGAGCCGGCTTCTGGATGACGCTGTCGCCGGTTGTCATCGTGGAGGTGGCGACGGCCAGGTTGCCCAGGAATTTGATCTCGGTGGCCAAAATCTGCTCGGCCAGCATGATGAAAGTCGGGATTTTGTCGATGGTGGCGGCGTCCGTGCGTTCAAGCCAGGTCTGGATGTTCTCCACCAGCGAGTCGTACGTCATCGCGACGGCTTCGGTCATTGCGGCCTCCTGTTATACGTTGCGCTCGAAGTGAGGGCAATCCACCAGCGACTTGAAGTTGCCTCCCCATCGATTTTTGGGGTGCAGAGACTCCCAAAATGCCCCCAGCGGAGCAAGGGTGGCCTTGTCCCAGATTATCTGCCCGTCCTTGAAGAAATTCAAGTCGATGGCACACCGCTTCAGGTGGATCGAGTTTAGCGTCTTGGAGCGCCCCGTTTTGACGTAAATGGCCTGCTGCTCGGGCGTCCTGGCCAGCTCCCCGCCGGTCACCACAAACCCCTGCTCTGTGGCGTACTGGATCAACTTGCAGGCATCCAGCAGAAAGGCCGCTTGTTCTTGGCTCAGGCTCATTCCGACTTCCCCTTGTTGCGAAGCTCCATGACCTTCTCGACCGTGCGGCCGCCAAAGTAGGCTGTCATCACCAGCATGCCCCACTGACCCAACAGGCTCACGTAGGCCTCCTGGACGTTGATTCCTGCGGCGCTCAGGCCCGCAAAAATCAGATAGGCCGTCAGGATGTAAATCAGCGTCCCGGGGCGGATATTTTTGGACAGCCAGGAGTCAGACGCCATGTCCGCCTTCCAGCGGTCTGAGACGTTGTTTTCCTCGTTCTTGGCGGCATCCAGCAGAGCCTTGAGCTCCTCCTGCTCCAGGCGAGCCTTCTCGATGCCAAGCTCGAGCAGGCGCTCCTCGTGGTCGTATTGGAGCTGGCGCAGCTTTTCGACGTCCTGCGGCCCTGGGTTGTCAGAAATCTTCACCCCCAGGGCGCTTTCGACGACCTCCTTGCCCTTAGCCTGGATCGCAGATGACAAAAGGCCCAGACCATTCTGGGCCAGTGTCGCCAGGAGAGATGCGGCGATTGGAATCATGATCCACCTTTCGATGTTTGAACCTGGTCTGAGCCCTTGCGAACCGTCACTTTGTCTTCCTCGACTGTCACCGACATGGGATGCTCCTCGCGGTCAAGGCGCTCGATCAATGACTTGATGACCTCGAACTCGGGCTTCTCTGGCTTTGGATTGGCGCCGGCAATCCCGTTGAGCATGGAGATCAACGCCGTCAGGGCCGCGCTCACCAAGCCAATGACGGCGGCGATCTTTGACTCCTCCAGAACCAGGCTCGCGCCCACGCCAACAATCACGATGGCTGTGATGTACGCCAGGCCATGCTTCCCGATGGCCTTGCCGGCCACTTCTTTGGCGGGGGAGGCAGCCTCAAGGCGAGCAAGCTCGGCCTTCATCTGCTGCTTGAGTAGTTTGATGTCATCCATCAGTGAAGCCCCAAGATTTTCTTGACTATGTCGGCGGCCACGCCTGGGCCAAACAGCACAGCAAGGATAAGTATGCCAAGCAGGTACTCAATCCTCGTCATCCGTTTGTCGCCCTCAACAAGGCGCTCCTCGATATGCTGGTATCTGGCGGCAGAAGTGGCCTCATGAACGGCCAATTTTGTCTCCAAAGACGGATCGGTCATCACAAGTCCTTCCATTGCTCACCATCCAAAAACCCTTGAACCTGTAGAGCGTCCTGGCAAGACTCCAGCCACGCCTCCAATCTCTTGCATTCGGCAACGATGGCCGCGCGCTTTGCGGTAATCTCTTCGGGGATGTCGATGTTGCGCTCAAGTTTGCGGATCACATACCAATCGGTCTCGCCAAGTTTTTGGCTTGCCTGGCTCTTGATCAGAGGAGCATAGACTTGCTTGAGCTCAAAAATGTTTTTGTATCCGCCATCTTCGTTGCAGATTCGGTTGTCGACCATTTTGGGGTCTTCAATCTCCAAAATCCCAAGAGCATTACGCTCCTCAAGAGTGGACAACTCGAGCCAGTTGGCTGGATAGTTGTACCCATCATGAGAAAAGGGCACGCCAACAAAAAGACGCTTGTTATTCAACAGATACATTGTTTCCTCACTTTGGGTTTGACCAGACAAAACTGGTTTCGTTGAACGCAATGAACACGTAGTAACTGTTCGAGTTCTGGTTCATCACCCCAGTTGCTTGGTTAATCTTGAAACCGAATGTTGTTGCAACCAAGCTGACAGTCGCGGCGGTGGAGCTGCTTGCAAGCCTTGTCACCGATGTAATTGGGTTTTGGTTCGCGTTGAAGTTGACAAGATACCAACCATCAAGGGTCGTTCCGTTTCTTTGCTTGACGATGGCCCATCTTGGCTTACCGCCCGTCCAGGCGGCGCCGGACAGCTGCGCGGTGCTGCTGCCAGTCAGGTATTGTGAGACCCTAGAAAATCCCGTCTTGCTGGCAAAGCAGTAGGCAACATAAGTTGCGCCGAGCGTATTTGTTTTTGCGCTCACGCCAACAGAAAAAACACTTGATGTGGGGGCCGTGTTATTGAGATACGCCGTGTCTGCGGCCTCATTGGCCGTCGTCGACATGTCAAGAATGTAGCCCCACGGTGTGGTGCCGGCATTCAGGCCCTTGTGGTACATGTTGCCAACGCCAGTCGTGCTTCTGATCTTAATAATCATGGCCTCTGGGGTCGCGTTCAAACCGTGGCCAATTGTTCCAGCAACTCCGGTGCCGGTCCAAGTAACAATGCTGACTCCGGTTGTTTGATTCGCCAGGACGGTCGAGGTAATCGTGCCATCCGTGTTTGTCACGGGGGAGCCACCAATTGCAATTTGTCCGGCCAAGAATGTTGTTCCGCTTGCGTTGACAAGAGTGTCAGACCCAACACTGAAACCGTCCGAATTGAACGACGTCACGCCTGTAGCCACAGTGGTTTCTGCGGCGGATGTATTGAACAGCAACTGTGCAGTCGCACCTCTTACTGAATCGTAAAAAGGTTTGTTGTTTGCGGTTGCGTTGGCCGCTATAAAAATTATGTCGGGGCGAAATTGATACGCCACAGAACCGTACGTTATTGCATTCGAAACGCTGCGAGTCGCTCCTGTTCCGGTGTAAGTCGTGAGGTTCTGGTAATTCATTGGCTTCGTCAGAATTCCAGTTGGGCTCGTGAAATAAACATTGCAAACAGGGTTGTAGCCGGTTGGCTTGGTATACGTAAATGCAAAGTACCCAGAGTTGATGTAAATGGAGCCGCCGCCGGCAAAGTTTTGGTACGGAACCCACGGGCCACTTGATGCGGTGGCGCCATTTGTTGTGATCGCAGTCCATACGGTCCCGTTGGTCGTGTACTCAAACGATCCGACGGTTGTGTCATATCTGAACCCAACGGTTTGACCTGCGGAAAAAGTAGTTGTGTAGGCAAAAGTGGCGCCGGTTTCCACATTCTTGAGGCCGGTACCGCCGCCAGTGGTTACGGCGGTGCAGTAAACCTCCCAATACCATTTCCCCTCTGTCAAAGCATATGTGGTTGACGCGTTCTCGCTGTTGGAGGCAAATCTTCCACCCTGTCTTGGGTAGGAAGCGTTACTGGCTCCAAACGCGGTGTTTGTGGTCCAGTACATAAATGCACCGCGATCTTCATACGGCGTGGGGCTCTCTTGAGTCCAATCCTGGCTGACAAGTGTGCCGGACACAACCAAGGCGTTTGGTGTCCAGTTGTTGCCGTTTGGAGAACTGTCTTTTCCAAGCGTAGCGGCGGTTGATGCACTGCCATCTGAAAAGGTCAAATAAAAACCGTTGTTTCCAAAAGTTCCGCCGTACTTGATTGGAATCCATTGTCCAGACGTTGCGTCCGTCGTTCCAAAACTTGTGGGGGCTACGACCTGGCCATCAATGAAACAGACGTCGGCTAGATACCCATCCATCTGGCTTCCGGCCGACGAGTTGTATGCGCCAAGAAAATGAGCGACGGCGGTGTTGATTGTTCCACCTGTGTATGCGGTAGTCGAGGTCGCGTAAGTCCTGCCATTCACGTAAATAGCATGGTTGTTACCACCAGTGGTCGTCACGACAATGTGATACCAGGCATTGTTGTCGGCTAGTTGAGCAGTCGCGGTCGCTCCAGTGATGACCGCCGTTCCGCCAAGCGTGAGAACCAGGTTGTGTGTTTGAGTGCCGTTGGACGAAAGACCGTTAGTTGAGCTTGTCCCAAAATAGCTCAGAGTTGTGTTCGTTGAGGTTCTGACGAAACCGTAGCGCATCCAAAAAGAAAGCGTCCACGTCGTCGCGTTTGTGGGTGTGCCGAGCGTACGAGTGAAATACTTGTTTGCTTGCTGATCGATCCTGATCGAATTCTCGATTCGATAGGCGCGACTGGAGCCAACAGGGAAAATTGGGTAGGGCATTTACGATACGTTCAAAGCGTACCCTTGCGAGTACAGGTTGGTTCCGTCGCTGCGAAAGACAAAATAATCTTTTGCACCCGCGTTGGCGCTCAATGTTGGAGCAGAGCCGCCTGGCCACTTGAAGACACTGTTCCAAGTCAACGTGTTGCCGCCGGCGTTTTGGATGACAGCCAAAGAGTAGAAGGCGCCGTCCTGAAGCCCAGTGGGGGCGCCAATTGCTCGATTTGAGGATACGAATGTGAACGTGGCCACCTGGCCCAAGGAGGTGTCCCAGGCGATTGTTGCGGCATCTGTCAAAGCCAAGTTGGGGGAGTATCCGTATGTGAACTTGCCCGTGCTCGGCGTGGTGGCTCCGATGGTCCCGTTGAATGCAGAAGACGTGATCGTCTTATTGCTCAGGTTCTCCGATCCAGCAAGAGTCGCCAAGGTGCCGGTGGTGGGTAACGTCAGCGCGGTAGCCGCAGAAAGCGTCCAGGCAAGGCTGTAGGCGCCGTTGATGGTAACGGTGCTGGCAGCATTGTTGGCAATGCCTGTGCCGCCCAAAGTGGGAGAAACGGGGTTCGTCAAGCTGAACGTGGTGCCAACAAGCGTCAGGCCTGTGCCAGCAGAGTAAACCGCCGATGAGCTGAACTGAGTGAAGGTCAAGTTGGTGGTGCCGAACACGATCGTGCCGGCAGTCGTCAAAACATACGACTCGCCCTTGCCGGTAAGCCCGTTGGTGACGAAGAAATAGTCGCCCTCACCCAAAGAGCTTGTGCTGTTCGGGGCATACGTGTTTGCATCAGTGGCTCTGGTCAGCACCCAGTTGGTGGAGCCGCTGCCAACCGTTGTGACGGTGTAGACGCCGTTTTGAAACCCGCTGGTTTGCTGGTATATCAAGACACGATCGCCGACATTTAGCGCAACACCGTCAATGGTCAGGGCTGCTTGGGCTCCAGCATTGACAAGAGTTGCTCCGACACCAGAGTTGGCGCGGCTGCTAAGGGTGATCGATCCGTCCGTCAGCGTGGTGATTTCGGCGCCGTTGTAGGTCAGAGAAAGAGTGATCGACAGCGTGCTTGCCGTCTTCACAAAGTACGGGGTGCCGGCAGTGATTCCGTTGGTTGTGCTGCCAAACACAATCACGTCACCGACTGACAGGCCGTGAGCGGAACCTGTGTTCAGAGTCTTTCCGCCCGAGATGCTTGTCCAGGTCGGCGTGGTGCCGCCGTCCGAATAAGTTGCCGTCAAAGCGGTGGGGGACTCCACGTAAACCGGGGTGTGCACATGCACGCCGGTCGAAGACATGATGTCCACATACGCCTTGTTGGCGATGTCGGTTCCCGAGGAGGGGACGGCCTGGATGCTGCCGCTGTCCAAGGCCACAGACGTGATGTCCGTGTTGGCGCCCGACTTGGCGGCGCTCAAGTTTGCCCTGGCCGCAGTTGCGGTAGATGCGCCTGTGCCACCCACGTTGACCGCAATTGGAACCGTCGCAAGCGAGGACAGCGCCAAGACAGCCAGGTTTCCGGCGGAGTCTTTGAAGTACAGGGCGCCGTCTGCACTGTTGAGCGCCAACTCGCCGTCTGCCAGGTTTGACACAGACGGAAGTTGACCGGGCGACGTCGAAACGTAGAGCTTGATTGGGGTATATCCTGCCTGGGCCATTGTGTCCTCTTCAGTGTCCGTATTTGCCGCCGTACTCCGGCGATTGGTCATCCACACCCGTCAACGGGACATCGGGGCGCGGGAATCTGAGGTTGATTCTTTCAGTCTTGCGAGCCGGGAGACGATAGGGGTCGAACTGATCTTTGCAACCCTGGTCGCAAACGCGCAACCCTGGGAAGTTGGGGTCAGCAGAAAGCGCCACGAGAGGGCGCTTCATTTTGCATCTGTCGCACACGGCAATCGCGACTGACGCGAGGCCGGTGGTATCGAGAAATCGCGGCATGGATCACCTCGTGTACACGCCGATGCCCGGCGCGAAGTAAATTGGCGACTTGTCGCGCTCCTCCTGCTCGGCCTGATTGAGGTAGGCGTCGGCCTGCTTCTCCAGGTACTGAATGCGATCCATGGCCACGCCAGGCAGCTCCAGGCTCATGCGGTGAGACAGGTTCATCACCACCGCCTCATACCAACGCTGGGGAACCTCGAGCTCACCAGACAGATCGCCCACGTCCATAATCTGGCGAGAGCGCCAGACAACAGCCTGGACGTACGGCGTGCTTGGCACCGGCCACAGGTACATGGTCGGCTTGGGGATGGTGCGATCAAACCAGAACTGGTACGGCTGGTTGGCCGTGAAGTTCTTGTTTGGCAGGCTGGTGTAGTCGTCGCGGTTCAGGCGGGCCATCGGCACTTCTCGGCTGTTGTTGCCGAAGTACAGCTCGCGGATGGCCAGCGTGGTGCCGCCGGTAGCGCGCATGCGGTAGTACTGCACGTCGGCGCCGGGATCGATGTCTTGCCACACCCATTGCTTGTTGGTCACGGCGACGTCTGTGCCGGTGTACAGCGTGTTCCATGTCACGCCATCAGCAGAGGACTCAAAGACGTAATTCCACACCGCCGTGCCTGCGCCAGAGACGTAAGGCATGAAGCCAATCGAGCCGATGTACTGCGGGTCATTCACACCGTAGTCGACCGCGATGTTGCCGTTGGCTGAGGTCTGCTGGCAGTAGGTGTCGATGTCGTCGTCAAAGGCGTTGTCGGCCGTGCCGCCGGCAGACGTCGAGTACGTGCCCGTGGGGCGCGCCATCGTGCGATACAGGACGTTCAGGACATCGATGGTGCCCAGCGGCATCTCGTAGATGTATTGGTCCATGTTGAGACCAATCACGGTCTTCTCGACGGCCCAATACTGGATGCCAATGTTGGCCAGGCTCGACAAAAAGAAAAACAGCGACCGACGAGCCGAAAGAACCTGCTCAGAGGTCAACTCTTCAGCAAGTTTTCCACTCCGTCGGGCACCATGATCAATCAGGTTTTGGACGGTGATAACAGTGGTGCCAACAGTTCCTGAGTACGCCATAAAACCTCACCATCCTGGACATTTCCAACGCTTCAGTGAAGCCTTGGCTCGAGGGGCATCGCCCTTGGAGTGCTCCACCACACCGGACATGCGAGCGCAAAAACTGTCCTTGCGCGAGCCTCCTTGCGGCTGTGGTGCCTTCAAGTGCGAGCCGGTCTCGCGATTGTATTTTTCGCGGCCCTTTTGCGTCAAACCGGCGCCCTGTTTGGTCGGCAGCTTCTCGCCACGGCCAACAGCAAGGCTCACGCCGCCCTCTTTCATCTTTGCGGTCTTGGCGGACTGCTTGAAGGCCTCTGCTGTCGGCGCGCCAGGCTGACCAGGCTTGCGCATTTTCTCGCCGGAGCCCTCAGCGATCCTCTCGCGCTTCGCGTTAATGTTCGCATAAAGGCCTTTTTTTAACATGATCACCACCCAGACTTGGATTTTTTGCCCTTTTGAGCCGTGCTCACCTTCGAGGTGACCGCTCCACCGTGCTTGTACATGCGAATTTCGCCGCTGCGCAGCTTTTCCTCGCCCTTTTTAGCGATTGGCTTTCCAACCGGTTTTGCCTGGATTGGCGATTTGACCGGCATCGGCTTGGGCGGGGGTGCAATCACCGGTTTTGGCTGGCGCTGCATCTCGGGAGGCCGCACAGGGGCCTGGGGCTTCTGGCCAGGACGCACGGCGCTCATTTCGCGCTTCATTTTGCCCAGGTAGTCCATCGAGGACGGGCCGGAAGGCGCGGGAGCGGGCGCAGAAGCGGCCGCAGGCGCATTTTGAGGGGCCGGTGAGGGCATGGGTGCGGGAGCGGGCGTTGCGGCCGCCTGGACGGGCGCTGGAGCGGGTGCCGCAGCCTGGTCCGGCATGTCATCCGTCATGCCGCCATCGGCCATCTTCTTCGGCAGCTTTGAGTACGATTTTTTGCCCACGTTGGCCTCCGTCATTTCGGCGGCTTTGGACTGAGACATGCCCAGCTTCTTGGCCACCTTGGGGTTGTTCTCGGCCGCCTTGAACAAGCGGAACTGCGATTTGGACTTGACCGGCATATCGATCAGCCGCAGAAAATGGTGATGGCCGCGCTGGCCGGCAAGGTCACATGGATGTTGGTTTTGAAACGAATCCCGTTTCCAGGGACAAGCGTAGAGATCACGGCGGTGTTGGTCGTGATGTCGATCTCCAGCAACAAAGTTCCGCCAGACCCACCGTCTCGAAATTCAATCACTCCAGCAGTGCCGCCCGGCTTGATTTGGTAACCACCCAGGTTGGCAGCGCCGGAATAAATTGTTCCGGTCGCATTGGCATGCTTGGAAAAAACATTGGTTAAAGTGCTCATCTACCTCTCCATGAAAAAGCGAAGGGCCGAAGCCCCTCGCTTAACAGTTACGCCTTTCCACCACGCTTCATTTTGTAGCGGGGCGTGTAGTTCCCGTACAAGTTGCTGCTTGATGGATAGATGTTGGCCACAGGCTTCACGCCCATGATCCGAGCCTGGTACTGACCCGGGGTCTCCCCCGGCCTGATGCCGCTGGCGCTTGACGAAGAACTCGACGAGCTTGACGGCTTGGGCGCAGGAATCACAACCGGGGGCGGCTTGTACGCAGGAGCATACGTCGATGACTTCGTCGCAGGCGCAGGCGCAGGCGCAGGCTTCGGAGCAGGTGTCGGCGCAGGCGTTGGTTTTGGCGCGGGCGCAGGCGTAGGGGCTGGCGTTGGCTTGGTTTCTGCAGTCGGGGTTGAGGTCGTGGACTTCGCCTTATCGGCTTCGGCCTTTGCCTTGTCCTCCAACTGCTTGAGCCATGCCATGATTTCGTCGTAGGAAGCAGAGCCCCCTTCGGCCATCGTGGCCACAGAACCACCCTTTGCCTTCTTTGCCGGCGCAACCGTTACAGACTTCTCAGTCTTGGTCACGCTGCCTTCAGGCGCCTTCTTACCCATCAGGCCTTTGAGGCCCGACATGATGCGCTCAGGGACCCCAAGAATGGAGTCACGCATGGCCTCGTTCTCTTCCTTCTCCAACCGCTTGAATTTCTCGAACTCGCGATTTGCTTTGTTCGTCATCAGTTGGTCTTCGATGTCAGAGATCGCGCCGCCCTCAGCTTTTTTTGAGACTTTGCCGCCCTTCTTGAACACGCCACTCAGGTTGACCTGAGTTGCGGGCTTGGAAGGGGCCTTGCGGCCTTGAGGCATAGCCACGGGTTTGCCGCTGTCAACTTTTCCCCCCGTGGCGTAGCCCTTTTTTGTGGCACCGCCTTCGCAAAAGCCGCCCTGACCCTCAATCACGCCACCGGTCTTGCGACGCGGAGCGGTACCGATGGTCTTGCCGAACTGGCTGGGAGCCCGAACATTGCTGACCGGAGTCGGAGCAGTGGAGCCAAACCCGCGCATGACGGGAGCCGGCTTTATCTGAACAGGAGGAGCAGAGGTCGTGATGCGGGGAGCGGGGGCGATCTTGCCGCCCATCGCGTAGCCGCCCTGACCCTTGGCAACGCCACCAGTCTTGTAGCCGCCCTGGCCTTTTGCAACGCCGCCGGTCTTCAAGCCCTTGTGGGCCTTGGAAGCTGGCTTGTCTTCGTGGGCTTTCAGTTCCCCCTCCAACTTGTCCATCTTCTTCATCTCGGCTTTGTGCTCGGCCTTGCTCTCAACCTCGCCACCCTTCGCACGCATCTTCATGCCTTTGGCGGCACGCATGCGGTCGACGATGCTGGGCTTTTTGGGAACCGCAGCAGGCTCGTTGATAGCAGGACGACCCAAAAGTGCCGCGCCTCCCTTAACAGGAGGAGCGATCTCGCCCATCATCTTTCCCAGGCTACCGCCCTTGGCCATCTTTTTGTGGCCAGTGCCGTGGTCCTTGGACTTCATCTTGGGCATGGTGGCGATGCCACCCTTTTTGAGCTTCAGGATCACTGAAGGCTCAGTCGTCTCCATCTTCACCATTGGCTTGAATTGGCCCATGATGTGCCTCCTCAAACTTTCTGGGCGTAAACCACCGTGAGGCGGTAGATGCCCTGGGTCGTTGCGATGGTGCCGTCCGGGTCGACGGTCAGGAAGACGCCGGTGTTGGTACCAACGTCCGCCATTGCGGCGAGCTGAGCGGCTGTAAAAGTCAATGCAGCACGTCCACCACCAATGACGTCAGTCGCCGAAACGTACTGAGTGCCGGCGGCAGCGGTGCCAACAGTGGCGTTGATTGCAGTGGCAGTGCCACCGCCCACAACCTCGTTCTGAACCTGATCGATGAAGATGCTAACGATCTGGGAATAGGCGGGGATGGTGACGCTGGTGCTGGTTGCAGAGCCGTCTGCGGCGGTGGTGACAGTCGAGGACTGCATCATGACGACGAAACCGCCGTCAACAGAGTCCGTCAAACTGCCAGACCCCGCGCGAAGGGTCGAGCCAAAATATGTTTGAGCCATTTCGATCTCCTGTGAATAGGGGGGCAGAAGCCCCCCTGCTCGGTTTAGACGCCCGGAGTGCCGTACATGGCACGCCAGTCGGTGAAGCCGACGTCGTAACGCTCGGTGGCCTTGTAGCGCATCGAGTCGGTCTCGAAGTCGCCTTCCATGGTCTTCTCGAGCTTGCGACGCATCAGGAGCTTCATGCCCTCAGGAGCATCGGTCTGAACCCACCATGCGGTGGCGCTGGACAGACGAGACAACACGGTGGCGCCTTCGTCCAACAGGCCGATGGCTTTCACAGGGTTGATGTCGTTGTTGGCAGTGCCAGTACGCAGAACGGACTTCAGCAGCACTTCGGCCTGGAAGATGTTGCCAGGAGCGACCACCAGTTGGCGGGGCACCAGACGAATCTTCTTGCCGTTGTTGTCCACAGCCTGGCGAATCTGGATCAGCATCTGCTCCAGGGAGGTCTGCGACAGGTTCGCTGCGGTGGCCAACAGGTTGCTGGCGGTACCGTTCACGATCGGATGGCTGGCGCTGTTCAGTTGAACACCGTCACCACCGGGGTATGCGCTGTTGAAGGCGCGGTTCAGCACGTTGGCGCACAGCGTCTCTTTCGTCTCAATCAGCGACTGAGCGAGGTGACGGGCGTACACCTGGCCAATACGGATGTGGTCACCGTCCTCGACCAAAACCTTGGTCAGAGCGAACGCCAGACCATAGACCTGGTAGACGTAGCGCTTGAGGAACAGCACACCACCTTGTTGGTACGTAACCGGCATGCCGTCAGGCAGTTGCGGAGCAGCACCAAAACCGTAGAGCACAGGCTCTTCGTGGTAGTTGCGGGGGATGCCTTGCTGTTCGCGGAAAACACGCGACCATTCGTCGGCACGTTGGTCATAGACTCCATCGAAACACTCGTTGAGGATGGGCTCAACAATTGAACGAAAGTCTGTACTGCGCATTGGAGCGGCCATGGTTCACTCCCTCCTTTTAGATACCGGTACCGGCGACACCAGCGAACTGGTACTCGGCGATTTGGGCTTGAACGATTACGTAATTGTCACCCCATGCGTTATCGGCATAAGGGGCGAGGTTGATTACGCGCATTTGGGCGGTGCTACCAGCAGACACAGGCGTGGCCGACAAGGTGCACTGAGACAGGCCGGTGGTCGTGGAACCAGCGGTCGTGTTGCTCAAGTCACACTCGGCGCCCAGGATGGTCTGAGCAACAGTGCCATCGGTCTGGATTTCGTACACGATGTTGGGATCGTTGTAGAAATACGCGACCACCGAGCCAGTCTGGAAAGACTCGCTGGCAGGCCAGTAGTTGCTGATGCGGCGACGACCAGTGCTGTCGGTCCACTCGACGCCTGCAAAGCAGCCGCAGAAGGCATCACCGGCAGCAGCCACGTTCAAAACACCGGCGGTGTCGAACTTGACGGGCTGGCCCTTCAGGATGGTGGTTGCATAACCAAGGCTTACGTTCCCAGAGGTGGAAACGATAGGGATACCGTTGGCGAGAGCCGTTGCGCGATCCAAACCAGAAGGATGGTACGCAGGACGCAGGCCGAACGGAGCAGAAGTTGCTGACATAGTCTAGCTCCTAGTTCAATGAACTCCCATTACCCTTCAAACATGGGTGCAGGGATCGGTTTGTCGATGTTGTCCAAGCCCTCGCCTTCGATCTGACCGAGTCGGCGACCCGATCTATCGCTGCCCTGATTCTGCTCTGCATTGCGACGGATTTTTTCCGTCTCCTCCAGAGGAGCCTCATGGTGGAAATACGCCATGACTTCTTGATACCGATCGAGCGGAATCTTGAAGAGGAGCATTTCATTGCATGCGATAAACCCGACGTGCTCACCAGCCTTTACGCGCCAATTTTCGTACCCGGGAATCTCCTCGGCCATAACCGGGGTGTATCCGAGCCTCATACGCTTATCAATGCTGTCGTAGCTGTTCGTGGTAGATAGCCAGCAAAGGTGAAATCCCTTCAATTCGGGAACTTGGGGCAATGCGCTTTGTGTCCATTCGTCCTTCCACATCTTGCGACGTTCTTCAGCCGAAACGAACTTATCCTCCGGTGCCTCACGAACGGGGTCGTGACTCGCGCGAGATTCGCGTCCACCAGCAGAGAGATTTTTTTTGAGTCGTGAATCCATTTTTAACTCCGATTTCAGTATTTAGAGGTTTCAGAAGCGTACCGCTTGATCATGCGATTACGCGCAACGGGATCGTCCCACATGCCCGCATCCTTCATGGCTTGAACCTGTTCCCGCGAAAGCTGGAACTGGTTCGGGCTTGAAGCACCCGAGCTTGTTTGTCGTCCTGAGCCTGTAACCACCGTTCTTGGCCTCGAAGTTTGTGTGTTTTCACTACCCACGCCACCAGTATAGCGGTGGGGCATCATTCTTGACAAGCGGTTGTCAAGTTCTTGCCAGTATTCCGGCGTGCGGGGGTCGTAACCCTCGTCCGACAGAATGACGTCCTCGTTCAAAACGCGTCGCGAGTCGGCGTCACGCCCTTGCGGGTCGTACCAACTGTTTCGGGCGAGCCAATCGGCCGCCTGGCGCTGCACGTCGGGGTCAACCGCCGGCGCGGCGGTCTGAGGACGCTGAGGTTTTGCCGCGCGCTGGCGCATGACTTTGAGACTTTCCAGGGTTTTGCTGGACTCAACCAGCAAATCCTGGGCGCTCACCATCAATTCGCCGTTTCCGGTCTCGGCAGCCTCTTTGATCTTCTCTTTTGCGAAGTTAATGCGGTGCTCTTCCTCCGCAATCTTGTTGTCCATGCGCGCCAGGTCGGTCGCCAGGGTCTTTTTCTCGACCACGGCGAGCCGCTCGAGCAGCTCACGGTTCTGACGCTCCAGCAAATTGAGCTTCACGTCCTTTTCGTTGGACACCTGGCGGTGATATTCCTTGCGAGCCTTGCGTTTTGCGCGGCGAGCCTCGCGTTCGGCCTCACGGTCAGGGTCAATACTGCCTGTTGCGGCAATTTCAGCGCGCTGCGCGGCCGCATCATCCTCTTCGCTGCCGTCTTGGTCGGGCAACTTGATGGATTCGGGCAGCGCAACGATGGCAGAGCCATCGGCAGCCTCGTTCACGACGATTTTTTCGTCGACTTGTTCGGTGTTGGTGTCAGTGGTCATACGAATGCCTTCACGTCAAGTGGATTGCCAGTGATTTTGGCGATCAGTTCGTGGTCGTTGAGGACCATGAACAGGACTGGGTCTTCATCGTCAGCAGCTCCGGGGACCGGAACCTCCCAACGATCACCACCCCACTTGGGCACACGCACGAAGTCGCCGACTTCGCACCAAATCCCCTCTACCCATGGCTCCATGGTGTCGCGCTTTTTGAACGCGAGCGGGCCCAGCTCGATCACTTTGGCCACCATGTTCTGCCACTTCTCGGTCTCACGGGTCTCTTCGACCAAAATGATCCCGCCAGAGGAGGTTTTCTTCTTCACGCGGCGCAGTTGCACGAGGACTCGTGCGCCAAGAGGTTTAGCCCCGGGGTCTAAAGCAGGAAATGCATCCCGCACATCAGCTTCTGAAAAAGCTACCGGTTCATTCATCTTCATCATCTTCCTTCAAAAGGTTGTTGAGGGTGTCCAACGACTTTTGAAGACCAGCATGCTCTCCGACCAGGCGCTGATACGCGTCCCAAGTCGACGGTTGCCCGTTGACCATGGCGCGCGCAATCTCTGCCTGTTCCGCTTGCACAGCGGAAATCAGGTCGGACAAGGTTTTCATGCGTTCTTCTTGTCGATGGCCGACTTTTCAAAGTTGCCGTGGTCGCTGTTTGCTCGCGGAAGGGTCGCTGATTGCTTCTCTGTTAGCTCTTCTCCGTCAACCCAGGCGCCCGCAGCCATGCGGCGGTGCTGGTTCACGGTCTCATCCAGTTGTTGTTTGTCAGTGTCTGCCATAGTTTCCTCCTAATAGGTTGGCTTGGGCGGCGTCTTGCAACGCAATTGCGGTGTCCTGCTGCTCTCGCTTCAGTTTCACCTCTTCCACAGTCAGGTCCGCAGTCTTCATGCGCTCCTTCGTGAGGTTGTTTTCGGCGTTCATGGCGACGCGAATCTCTTGATCCTTCGCCTTGAGCTGAATGTCTGCCTGATCGCGAGCCTGGCGGCGCTGTGTTTCGGCCATGGAGGCCTGCAAAATGGCCAGCGCATCGCCGTCCATGGGCGGCTGAGGCTTGGGGAACTGCTGCATGATCTGGCCAATCTGCTCCATCGCCTGCATGACGCCAGCAAAGACCTGCTGTGTGTCCATTTTGACGTGGCTCGCGGCTGCTGCCATGGCCTGATCGACCTTGTCGACGTTCTTGTTCTCGGCGTACTTGCCCAACTGCAGGTCGGTGCCGGCCGTGACGTACGTCTTCATCTGCTGCGTGTACCACAGCGTGATGTGCTGCTTGAGGTGCTCGAGTACTTGCGGCAGGAAAGTCGGCCCCATGAGCTTGCTCGAGCCCAACATGGGGTCCAAAGCAAAGTCCAGGTGGGCCTGGATGTGCGCCAGGTGGTCTTGGCGGGGGTACGCAAAAGCGCGGCGACCCAGGGCCATGGATGCGTTCTCGTCGGCCGCGTCCATTTCGGCGGGCTTGCTGCTCTGGGGCATCAGCTCGTCGACGTTGGGCACCTTGATCTGCTTCATGATCCGCTGCAGCACGGCGTTGATGTCGAACGACTGCGGGTACTGCGTGGCCAGTTGCAGCACGGCCTGGTTCTGGGCCATGCGCTGCGTCTCGCTGAAGATGTGCGGATCGCTGACCGGGATGACATCGGTGTTCTGGCGGAAGTCGTCAGGGCTGATCGGCAGCTCGGCAACCAGGTCACCACGGCGCTGCTCGTTGAGGTACCAGCGGTTGATGCGCGACACGATTTGCAGTGCACGCTTTTGCGACTTGTGGACCCGGGCGTGGATCGAGCTGAACACCTTGGCGCCTTGCTCGATGAGGGCCTGCGTGGTGCCCACAGGCGTGTTGGAGTTCAAGTCCTTGATCTTCTCCTCGGCGGTGCTCACAACGCCCTTGGCGGCCCCATCCAGCCAGCCAAGGAGCTTGAACAGCACCTCGCTGGGCGGGTTGAACGGCATGGGCATGGCCACCTTGCGGATGTCATCCACACCTGGGCCAGCCTCGATCTCGGTGACCTGCGTGATTTCGATCTGCTGGCTCTGGCCAGAGATTTTGGCGCCCTTGAGCTTCAGCGCGGTAAGCGAGTTGTTAACGTGCGCAGTATCCAGGAGGGCACGTAGCGCACCAGTAAGAGCGGCTGCGAGTCCGCCGATGAGGTGAGGTAACCCAATGGCGTAAGCGCCTCGCCACGGGATGAACTTGTACTCGACGATCCAGTCGAGCTTTGTGAGAGTTTCATCTCCCTGCTCCCAGTTGCGATACAGACCAAGCACTTCCATGTCGACCGAGTCGATCATGAGGATGTACGGGGCCAGCTTGCCGCCGCTGTGGCTATCCTCTTCGACCTCGAGCCAGGTGTAGATGTGGTACATGCGGCGCAGGCCGTCTTCGTTGCCCACCCACTCGCGGCCCTCGATCTTGTTGTTGGCCTTCTCGGCGGCGCTCTCTTCGGGCTCCATGCTGGCGAAGATCGAATAGCGCGACTCCTTGTACAGGCCGCGATTGACGCGCTGCTTGAACTCGAACTCGGTGATGTCATCGATCTCGGTCACTCGCTGCGCGGTGTAGAAGTTGGCCGCAGCGAACGGCAGCAGGATGTTGTCGATGGGCACGAACTCGGCGCACGGGCGCTTCTTGTTGTCATCCCACCAGAACTTCATGTACTGCGAGCCACCCAGCGGCAACTGCGTGAAGAGCTGCTCCTGCTCGTCCTGGAACTCTTCGATCTGCTCAGTGAGCTGCCAGTTGAGATAGTCGCGCTTGCGCTCGGCACGCTCGACCTTCTCGTCCGTCTGGTCGCCCAGGATGCGGGTGCGCACCGGGCCGTCGGGCGGGAACAGTTCTTTGGTGGTGGCGGCAGCGAAGTCGACACACGCCTCGGCCATCACGGGGTGCACCACCTTGCTGGCACCAGCGAAGGATGCGCCACCAGGCGCGTCGTCACCCAGGCCAGTGCGGCGGATGCCCTCTTCGTACTGCTTGTCGCGGCGCTTTCGGGCCTCTTTGTCGTCCTTGATGAGGTCCATGTACCGCAGAGCGATCTTTTGCAGCTCGCCCTGGTTGAAGACCTCGGCCAAGTTGTCGTAGAAGTCGGTCTCTTCGGTCGGGCCAACGCGTTCTGAGCCAGGCAGCGTGACAGTCGCGGAGCCGTCCTCGTGCTCCTCGACTTCCGGCTCCTCCTCTTCGCCCATCTCGACCAAAGCCCCGCCATCGGGCAGGTCAGTGATCCCCTGGACGAATCGTCCGTACTCCTGTTCGATCGGCATCTCAGTGGCCATGAATCACCCCTTGTATTGGTTTAATTTCTGGTGTACTATCGGCAGCATGGAATCGCATGCCAAGCGCACCAGAGCGCAGTACCCCTACGTTGTCGAGCCCTTTGGCTCGCAATGGCAGGTGCTGCTTGTTCGCGCCGAACCCCCCGAGAGGGTTGCTGTCTTCAAGGATCGGCCGCGTGCGTTTGCTCATATGCGCCAGCTCAATCGAGAATGGTGGACTGAGCTTCACGCGCTTGACGAGGCGCGGCTTGCGATTGCCCGAGCTCGCGGAAAAGCCGCTGCTCAGCCCGCTTCAGTCGCTCCCGCATCGCTTTGGACGCGGCTGAGGGCTCTCTTGCGCCTTCGGTAGCGTAGTCGCTGCGGGGCATGTACATCAGGTCACGCCCCTGCTCGGCCTTGCCGTACTGGAACTTGGCGTCTTTGCCCAGCACCGCCTTGGCCACGGACTGCGCGTCCAGGAACTCGTTGGGGATGCGCCCCTTCTGGTAGTCGAACGGGGCGATCACCACGCCACCCAGGCGCGGGTTGTGGGCCACGATCATGCCAGGCAGGCGCTCGCCCAGCATCTTGACCTGCTCGTCGGTCAGCGGGCCGTTGCCCTTGATCAGCATGGCGCTGGCGTCCTTGATCTGGTTGGTGGCCATAGGCACGAAGCGGTGCGCAGCCATGGCCTCCTGGCCCAGCTCCTGGCCGGCGGTGGCGATGTCGGCGCGCAGAGCCTTGTTCTTGCTCAGGTCGCCGGCGCGCGGCACGTCAACGGCCACCAGCGGGTTGGTCTCGAGCTGGCCGGCCTCGTTCTCGTACACGCCCTGGCCGGCTCGCTTGGTCGTACGGCGTCCGCCCATGGTCTCCATGGACACCGGCGCGCCCTCACCAGTCAGGCGGCGGGTGGCGGTTTCCTGCCACTGGCGCGGCTTGTACTTGGCCAGGTCCGGGGCCACGGCCTCGACCGTGATGGTGGCCGGGGTCATGGGGCGGCGGGCGGCGGCGGCCAGCGTGTTGAGGGCGGACTCGCCGGCACGGGCGGCCTTGGGCAGCGCCTTGGGCAGCTTGGCGGCCCCTTGCATGGCGCCGGCAGGGGACGGCAGCGACAGCAGCGTCTCCATCATCGGGCGCTCTTCGTCCGTGGTCATGCCGTACTCGCGCATCAGGTCACGCAGGTGCTCGGAACCCAGCGTTGGGCGCTCGGAAGCCAATCGGTTACCGACTCGCTTGCCACTCGCTAGATCGCGGGCAGCATCGACGCCCTCGAGGCCCATGTTGATGAGGTCGACGGGCAGGCCGGCCAGGGAGGCGACGATGCCACGGTTGGCCAGGTCGGTCAGGGCGCGGGGCTTCTTGAGGGATTCGATCTCCTCTTTGCCTTGGGCCTTGGCCATGCGGGCCAGGGCTTCGGCCATCAGGCGGGTCATGCTCGGCTCCTCTGAGCCCAGGTCGCTCTGGTCAACGGCCAGGCCGCCACCGTCGAAGTGCTGGATGAGGCCGCCGTGGGCCTCGTTGATGTCCGGGCTGTTCACGTCGTACGTGCCACGGTTGCCGGTCTCGGACTTGATCTTCTTGGGGTCGAAGATGCCCAGGTTCTTGGAGTCACGCTCGCTGGTGTAGTAGGCGTCGTGACCGAGCTGTCTGATCAGCTTCTGAATGTCGGGGTGCTCAATCGAGGCCCAGTTGTTGGTCATGCCGCCAGAGTCGTCCACGCCTGCGATGGCGTCCAGCTCGTACTGGATTTCCTTGTTGCCAGGGAATCGCTTGCTGGCCGCTTCGCGAATCGCCTTCATGTGCTCGCGGTTGTCGTAATCGAATGGGTTTCTGACCTGCACCCGAACCGGCATGACGTTGGGGCCATGGTGGCCGCTGGAGTTGATGGCCCAGTCGCCGGCGAAGTCAGGGTCTGGCGAGACGAATGTGCCCTTGTGGCCAGGGAAAAAGTTTTTGATGTCGCCCTTGGTGCCGTGGTAGAAGCGGCGTTTGTCCTTGGACTCGGCCAGGAACTTCTCGAGGTTGGCCTCACGCTTCTCTGCTGGCAAGATTTTCTGCGTGCCCTTGAGTGCGGCATTGGCCTCCTCTGAGGCTTTGGCGATTGCCTTGGCGGCCTTGGCCCAGCCGCCGCCAGCGTAGCCCTCTTCGACGTGGGAGTTGATGGAGTCCAGGATGCCGTCGAGGTCGACGCCCTCGGTCGTCTCGACCTGCTGCTCGGGCTGCATGGTGTAGCCCAGGGCGTTGAGGCGGTCCTCGATGTGGAACGGCACGTTGTCAGGTGCCTGAAAGGCTGCGCCACCGTCGGCGAATGAGTCGTCGTCGGTCACGGCTCTGCCGGTGTCCTTCTTGCGCAGCTCGTCCTTGCGCAGCTCCATGTCGCGTTTGCGCACGCCGCCGCCACGACGCATCTCGGCAGTCACCTCGCCGCCGTCCTTCTTCTTGAGGTAGTCCTTGCCTCGCAGCATGTCCTCCATGACCTCGCGCGGACTCTTGCCGGTGATCTCGGCCGTGCGGCGAATCATGCGCTCGAGGTTGTCGACGTACAGCTCGGGCTTGGTCTTGAGGGCGGTCACGTCGGCAGAGCCATACCAGCCCAGCGCCTGGGCTTCGGCCGGGGCCATGCCGTGGCGCTTGGCACCACGTTGCCACAGGTCTTCAAAGCCCGCATACTCGGACCCAGACGGGGCGGCCTCCCAAAAGCCAGGGCGTTCTTTTGCCTGCTTGAGGGACATCTGGCCGGACTCGACGGCCTTGCGGGGGAAGTGCTCGCCCGTCACCTTGCCGGTCACCGGGTCTTTCTCCACCACCTTGGACGTGAGCCAGCGCGGATCACCGCGCTCGATGATGGGGCCGCGCACCGCGTTGACGTCGACGGTCACGGGCTTGAGGTTGCCCAGCAGGTTGCGGTAGAACGTGCCCAGCTTGGCGTTGGGCGGAAGTGCGCCCTCGAGGTCGCCGGCCGCGATCTGCTTGCCGCGCTTGAAGATGTCGCTCTGGGCCAGGGAGCCATACCCGGGCGGCAGCTCGATGGCCGTGCCGGCAGGGCGCTCGCCCTTCTTCAGCTTGTTGGTCAGCAGGTATGCGTCCTCGGGGAGCTGGCCTGTCTGGCTCAGGTGCCACAGGTACGAGCCCATCAGGTTCTGCTGGTCGACCGGGTTGCGCTGCGATGCGCTGGCCATCTGGGCCATGAAGTCGTTGAACTGCTTGGGGGTCAGGCCGATGTCCATGGCCACCTGGCGCAGAGGCTCGGTGCCGTACCACTCACGCATGCCCAGCTCTTCACCCTTGGCGATCAGCTTGTCGATCTTCTTGCGGGCGGTCGGGCTGTCGAGCAGGTCTTGCATCCGCTCGGTGTACTTGGGCTTTTCGCCTGCCGCCCGGGCCTTGTCGACCATCGGGATGCGGGGCAGGTCTTCTTGTGCGATGCCCGGGGTGTACATGCCCTGCGATCTGGGCATCAGGGGCAGGCCGGTCCCCTGGGGCGTGGTCATCGGGGGAGTCTTGGCGGCCAGGGCTTCCTCGAGCTTGGCGGCCTTTTGGGCTTCGATTGCTGCCTCGGCCTCACGCTTGGCCAGTTGCAGTGCGCTGACGACCTTGCGGCCTGTGGTCAGTGGATCACTCATGAGCTCACCTTGGTGGGGATCGGTGTGAACATGGCCTCGACCCTGCGCTGGGCGTCAGACTCCGTGGCCTTGAGGTCTTGCAGCACCTCGCGGTTGACCAGCTCGAGGTCGAACCTGGCAAGGTGGGCGTCGATCACGTTGAAACGGTGGACCGCCCACATGAACTGCGGTTTCCACAGTCGAATGCGCAGGCGGTAGGTCACGGCGTTGTGGGTTGCGAAGTCGTACCAGGCCCACATGAGGCGAAAGCCCCCAGGGGTCAGGCTGAAGTTCAGCCCCAGCTTGATGAACGCGCCCTCGGGTGTATGGTGCAGCATCGTCGTCCCTCAAATGGCGTATGGGTTGACCTTGGGCTGACCGAAGTCAAGGTCGTCGTCCTCGTCATCATATCTCGGCTCGGGGTCAATGTCGAGCCAGCCGGCGTCCTTCAGCCAGCGCATGGCCTGGGTGGTCGAGTCCACGTAGTCGTCATGCGTGGCGTCCGGGAACGCACAGAGCTGGGACAGCAGCGGCTCGACCCAGTCCTTGACGTATCCCTTACGGTGATCTGACTCGGGCAGCCAGACACGGCCGGCCACGAAGACGGCGGCGGCGATCTGTAGGCGCTGCATCTTGTCGGCGCGGCCAGGGTTGTAGCCAGACACGGGCAGGTGGGCGCGGCGCAGTTCCTGGATCAGGGACAGGCCGGCGGCCTTCTCCTCGACCAGGACCATGTCGGGCTTCTTCTGCTTCTTGCCCTCGCCGTAGCTCACCCGGTACTCGTCCAGCACCTCGGCCTTCAGGTCCGGGAAGATCAGGTGCTTGTCCCAGCAGTCCAGCAGCATGACCGACATCGGGCCGTCGTCCGGCTTGAACACGCCCCAGGTCGTCATGGCCGTCGGGTCGTTGTGCTCCTTCTCGGTGTAGGCGCAGTCGTAGGACTGCAGCACGTACAGCAACTGAGGGAAGGGCTTGCCGGCCGGCCACAGCTTGAACATGGACCGGCTGACCACCTTGCCGTCCTCGAGGTCGACGATCTCGCCCATGACCTCCTGCTGGTACAGCTTGGTGCCCTTGTACTGCTCGAGCTGCTTCTGAAAGGTTGGCGCAAGGTTAGCGGCGTTTTGGTACGTGCTGGCGCGGTCGACCACGACGTCGTCGCCCTCCCTGGACACCAGCTCGATGATCAGGTCTTTGGGGCGGGGCGTGGTGGTCACGATGACCTTGGGGCTGTCGCCCAGGCGCAGGCCGAACTCCATCATGTCCCAGGCCTCCTGGATGTAATGGAAGGCCGCCAGCTCGTCGCACCAGGCGAAGTGGAACTGCGGGCCGCGCAGACGCTCGTATGAGTCGGCACTGATGCCCCGGATGATCGAGCCGTTGACCAGCTTGATCTGGTGGTCCTGCTTGTTGTAGTCGACCACCAGGGGCTGCGGGATGCAGGCCAGCAGGCCAGACACGCCCTCAAAGCAGGTGTGCTTCAAGTCGTTGGACGTCGGGGCCAGCACCAGGGCGCGCGCATTGGGGACCAGCCAGCACCACCACCACAGGGCCTCGGCAGCACTACGGGTTTTCCCTGCACCCCGGCCGGCCAGCATGAGCCAGACGTGGTAATCGTGCTGCAGGTCCGGCGGCACCTGGTACTTGTGGGCGCCGGCCAGCCAGTTGGTGTGGGCGATGACGGCCAGGCGCTCGTGCTCCGGCTTGGCGTCGAACTCCTCCGCGAGCTGCGGATCAAGGTGCTCAAGAATCGACACGCTTGGACATCTCGATGGCGCGGATCAGCTCGTACAGGCGGCCGCTGCCGGCCTCCTCGGTCTTGATGGCCGCCCCGTTGGGGTCGCCCGTGATGACCGTCTTCTCGCTGTACTTGTTCGACCACTTGGCCAGCAGCTTCAGGCGGGTCTCGATGCGCAGCTTGGACCGTTGGATGTGCTCAGGGTCCACCACCCGGATCACCTCGACCTTCTTGGTCCTGGGGTTGAACTGCTCCCGGTTGACCCAGTCATTGACCGAGTTGTCGGCGATGTCCAGGCATTCCTCGGCGATGCTGTCGTACCCCACCTCGCGTGCCCGTGCGATGTGTGCAGCCAGGTCTTCGTCGCGCGCCATCCAAAAGTAGATGTTCCTCCACGGTGGCATCCCTTCCATGCGGCATATCTCTCGCAATGGAATGCCCTCAGAGAGCATCTCGCATATCTGGTGAGCGACTGCAGGATCGTAGGATGACTTCCTGCTCATGCCGTGCTTCTTGATTTCGGTCTGTGCGTCTTGGACGACCTTCTTGACGGCGTCTGAGGCCTTTGCGGCGTCTGACTTCGCGGGCTTGCGCGGTTTCTTCGGCGTTTCGGACATGACTCCTATTCCCCTCAAAGCGGTGATTGAATTGGCTGCAGTCTAATCGATTCGCTTTCGGGATGCCAGCGTCAGGGTACGCTCTCGGCGCTTTGCTTAATCCGTCACTTTAGGCTCGGCGCGCTTCGCTTATGGTGTTGGTACTCACGGCGTCGTGCGGTTCTGACTACTGTCGATACCCCGCTGCCGAGACGGCTTACCGCTTTCCCAACACGGCTGGGGACTGATCCGTCAGGTTGTGGCTCATCGGTACGGCTGACGGCCCGCCCGAAACTTTGCCCCAGTCCCCATGCGTGTTGGCTCCGAGTCGCCCTCCCCCGGATGCTTTGTCCCGAATTCCACGGGCTTGGCCTACTTCACCACCTAAATGATTACAGACCTCCGAAACCGATTCGCTATCAGTTCGCCGGCGACTCGCTCGCCTCGATCATTTCCATCTGGTCAGGGTTCGCGTACTGCTCCACGGGCGTGCCCTTGCTGAGTTCCTTCACCAGGTCATCTTGCGATGCCACGCGAACGGTCAGCATGGTGTTGGCCACATGGCTCAGTGCCTGCTGGCGCAGGCTGGCCTTGATCAGTCGGGTGTTGCCGTCGGGCGTGCCGACAAGGTAAATACGTTGTGCTGCTGCCACGATGATTCTCCAGTGTTGTTGTGCGTTGAATTTTAACACAACATTGCCCAAAAGAAAACCCGCTCGTGGCGGGTTTCCGGTGTTGGTAGAGGGGCACCACCCCTTGATTAACCGAGTCGGTTTGCTTTCGCTGCAGGATCGCTACACGTTCGCTTTTTAGATGAACACGAGTATAACCACGCAGACGATAAACGCAACCCCTGCAAACATCTCGTCGAAGGCATCACCCAGGCCTGACGTGTATTTCCTCTGGCTGGGCAGATGCCGCATCATCTCGTCGATCTCTTGCTTGTTCATGTGTTTCCCCTTGCTCGGATGGCTTCGGCGCAGTCGGCAGCGATCATCACGCCGTCATGATCCATCTGCTCACACAACTCAGCACAAGCCTCACGCTCGGCAGCCGCAATGCTGCGCTCGTACTCAGTCCAATGCTCCTGCGTCCATGTGCGGTTGCGCTCAACAGCAGCGAAGGCGGCGAACACAGTTTCAATCACTTCCTCCGAGTCGATTGAGCCTGCCTCCCGCGCCATGCGGATGATGTCATCGCGGTTCATGTGTTCTTCTCCTTGAGTTGATAGTCTTTAAAAACAATTCCCTTGCTCGCATCACCCTTCCAACATTCTTTAACCCACCCACGCTTGCCTGACTTGTAGGTGCGCCAATGACCTCTGACTTGGTGTCTTCGTGGGCTTGCGTGTGTGCCGCCTTGTGGATCGTTCTTTTCCTTTGGTGGCTCAATCTCAACTGTGTGCCAGTCAAACGTCAAGGCTGACTTGCCTTTGGCTTTGCGCTTGGCGTTGATGAATGTGCGCTGTGGCGTTGGTTTATATGCCTGTTCTTTGCCAGCCAGTTTAAGCAGCACCGCATAAACCATGCGTAAAACGGGCAGGATTTCGTCTTGCGTGACCTTCCTGCCGTGGTTGTAATACTGCATCCCTTCGTCTGTCAGGATGTAGGCAAACGGCTCAAAATACTTTGTTGGTGCAATGGTGCATCCAGCCACCGTGACGCTGTTTTCTCCTGCGGTTAGCCAAAGACTGAACTTCCTGTTTTTGCTGTCTACCCCTGCAATTCCTGTTCGTTTGAATGGCAGATTCATCACCACATCTGCGGGTATGCGCTTGTCAAAGATAGGCTCCATCATGCCAACATCAAACCACAAAGCAGTTTCAGGCTCTGGAGCAAGTCTGACCGCTTCGCAAATCAAGGGTGTCATGTGTTCTTCTCCTTGAGTTTGGCTTCTTCGGACTCTTTAAATTCCATGATTGCAGTTAATACCTTTAACGGCATGGGAACCCACAATTGGGTTTGTTCGTCTTTGTAAATGCCGTACAAGCCGTACAAATCTTTGTGTAACAGTTTGCTGCGATGCGCCTCTGCTTCTTCGGAGGATGAAAAGCCGTTAATGGTTGTAATTGATTTTGTTTTAGCCACCATTTTTCTCCTTGAGTTTGGCTTCGACAATGTGGGCAAATTCAATCAGGTCTGCATCGGTTGCTACCCAATCGTCTTTTTGTATGCGTGTCAGGCCGTGTGTTGAATCCCATATTTCTTCCATTGTCAGCCCAACCCACGGCAGTTCAATCACATCGTGACCAGCTTGCTTGTAGGCTTCAGCTCTCCATCTGGCGGCGCGGTTCTTGTGGTACTCGCAGTTTAAACATTCAGCCATGGTTCTTCTCCTTAAGTTTTACTTCGATGGCTCGGGCAAATTCATTAAAGCCGCCACCCTCTTGAGTGTCATCAAATGCAATGTCGATGTCCTGCTGAGTCAGCCCCACCCACGGCTTGCGTTCTTTCTTCAGTTTCTTGATAAGCCGCAAATGAGAATCACATACCTTCTCCCACTCTCTGCACTGAGCGCGGAGCATCTCGACTTCGCTTGTGTAAATTTGCATCTCTCACTCCTTAATGCCGTGTGCAAGGCTCATACCGCTGAGAAAAATTGCTGTCAGCGTCTGTTGCAAAGTGCAGCCACCGTTGGTCATGGTGGCAAAGATGTCAAGCACTTCTTGCTCAATAAATTGACTGGTTTCCCGAGGCATTTTCATTTTGTCCATGCCTCGTGGAGATGACCTACGCATAGTTGGTTTGAGTTCAGTCATGCTTCCCCCTTAATGCCGTGTGCGGCTTCGATGGCTCGGGCAAATACATAGGAATCAATCTCATGGTGTACTGCCCGAACACCTGTGTAGATAGCGTCAATCTCCTCATCCGTCAGCGGCTTGCGCTGTGGTGGGGTGGTGTAGAGGGGAATATGCGTTTCATCAAAGCACCCATCTACATCCTCTGTGCGATATAAAGCGCCTGTTGGAGTCATCCATGCCACAGGCTCCTGCTCTGGTTGTGCCAAGGCTTTTCGGATGGCGGTGATGGCTTTGTTGTGTATGTACTGGCGGTCTTTGACATAGTCTTCGGTGACGTTCTCCAACGCCTCCAGCGCCAACTTCAATGCTTCGTCTTTGGTC